TTTATTGAGAGACTTAATAAGTTGTGAGGTAAAATCTTCATTTGCCATTATCTACTCCTTTGTTTAGTAGATTATATAGCACATATCTAAATTTTTCAACTAATAAGGTTAATTAATTTTTGTGTCTTGATAATTTTTCTTTTTAAGATTGATTCCCACAATAAGTCTTCTAGATATCTAGTCTCTGTGACAACAGCTAACCCGCTATTTTTATAGTCACCTGAACTTAATTGTCTTAAGATAGCTTGGACTTGCTTTGGGTTTAAATGAGTACCTGGGCTCCAACCTTTACTACTTGCGCCTATCTTTGTCCCTGGTTTTATTTTATACCCAGGTGCGATCTCTCCAGTTTTGTATAAACTCTTATACCACTTAACATAATCGCCGTATGATTTACTCTTGCCTGAAGCCTCACCTGAAGAAGGAAATCTTTCATTACCTAACCATAAGATCTTAATAGCTTCAGCATTTTTACTGTCTTTAGTTTTGCTAATGTAACTGTCCCAAGCAGAGGCTGCACCTGAACCACCTTTTTTCTCAGCGGCTTGGTCTTCTGTTTTTTCTACTTTTCCGCCGCCTTGCTTTTCACCACCTTCAGCAGGTTTTACCGCGATCTTAGCTCCTTTTCTCATCTTTTTAAATTCGGGGTACCATGTTTCAGAATTTAAAAATCCTTTATCAAACAAGCTTCGTAGTTTTTTAGCAATCTCTGCATTTTCACCCGTAGCATTCATTAGTTTTTCACCGGCAAGCATCATTGTTCTTTCAATTGCTAGTATATTAAATAAAGCGCCGCGCCTTTTTTCATCAACATCTTTTGGATTAAGTCCTTTAAAGTCTTTTTCTGCTGCAGCTTCAATAAAATCTTCTGCCCATTCATCTTCTTCATGCCACTTAGTAAACATCCCAGTATCAAGAACACCAACTCTATCAGCTGCCTGGCGGCCAATACTGACGAATAAATCACTAGTATCTACAGACATGTAGTCGTTAAATGTTTTTCCGAGAAAATAACCAGCCGCACCAGCTGCTGACGCGGCAATTGTCGAGCCAAAAGCGACTGCCAAAGTACCTGCAAGACCGTAACCTGCGGCGAAAGCTGGAGTAGCCATGACAAGTGTACCAAATCCAACTGTCATGTTTCCAGCTGCCAAGGCAAGCGCATCATAAAACTGCTCATCGTTGTATTCATCGTTTGTAAAGGCATTATATAGTTCGTAAAAACCAAATGCTAAAACGATTGTTGGACCTAGCGCTTTTGCGAGACCAGTCACAAACTTTCCACTTGCGCTGACTGCCACTTCTGCAGTTTCTTGTCCTGCATTTTTAGCTACTACTTCTGCAACGTCGTCAGCCGGCAACGACCCTAGAAGACCGTGTGCTCCTTGCTTTGCGACTTCTTCTGAAATCTCACCACCACCAGCTTTTACAAATTGTTCTACTACAGCTGCCTCTAGCTGAGGCGCTCCTTTAGCTATTTCTCCGCCTTTTGCTATAGCGCCTTCAGCAAGATCTGCTACCACAATTTCTGTAGTTCCGGTTGCTTTTTGTATGGCTGTCTTACCGGCGGTTTCTGCACCTGTTTTTGCCAATCCTGCTTCAGCGGACTGTGCTCCTGTTTTTGCTAATTCTTCACCTGTTTCCGCTGCAGCGGTTTTTGCTACCTGGCCAGATGCGGCATTCTGGGCTTGGATTGCATTACTGAAAGCATCTCGGACCGGTCCAGGTTTGGTAATTAACTGTTGCGTTGTACTAGCAGTAACAGTTAATCCTTTGAAACCTGCAGGTGTACCTGCTTTAAAAACCATGGTTCCGTCTGGTAGAATTGCGTCAATTATAGCACCTTTTGGAATTACTCTACCACTTGAAGTTGTTATGGCTTTGCTTAAAGTAGTGTCAGCTAATTCTTCAGATACCATTTTATAGTATTTTGGGTCTTGGAGACCTTTTTGCAGTGCTTTTACTGTTGCTCGGCCGCGGTCTACATTACTAGCAGCTGCGCTTGCTGTTGATGAAGCACCAGAACCTGGCTTCATCTTAATGTCGCTTGCACCAAACTTTACTTTTGGTGATGATGATGCAGCTGCTTGTTGAGCTGCAGGGCTTATAGCTTTTGCTGCATTAGTATGAATAGCTTCAGCAGATTCTTTTGCTGTTGCATCCATAATTTTTTCCACTGGAAGTAGCTTATCAGATTTTTCAATAACTTTTTGGACAGCCTTATTTGTTGATTTACTAGCAGCATCGACGACAGCAGGTGCACCTGACGCATTTTGTCCTACTACTTTACCTGTGTCAGTTACTAATTTATATTCTGAACCTCTTAGTCCGTTCATATATAGGACGCTAGATCTAGTAACTGCATCTTTAGATACTTTAATAGTCTCCGCAAAACCTTGTCTAGTTAAAACTTCACCTGTTTTTACGCTAACTCTTGCAACAATTGCTTCTCCCCCATCCACACCAATAACACGGTAAAGACCTTTGCAACCGGTTGGAATTGTATTGTTTGAAAAAATAGCCTTAGAAGATGCTCGTGCTACACCTTTTACTGTATTGGGACTTCTAATAACCTTACCACCATCTGATATCATAATAAAGTCGCCCATGGCTTCAGCTGAACCTGCGAGTAATGACTCATTCAAGGTTTGGAGCTCACGTCTTTGCTTTCTTCTAAGATTTTCGAGATGTAATTTTTTTTCTTTCTCTCTTCGTACAGATTCTTCTAATAGCTTTCTAATTGCCAGTCTTTTTAATTTCATTACTAATCCCTAAGTTTAATTACCTTTATATATATTCTGTCAGGCACAAAAAAACCCGAGCATTGCTCGGGTCTAAAATACGTTTTTTGTTTTTTATGTTAACTCATTAAATCAGAGAAAGCATCGTCTAAATTTGAGTATGATGTGTCACCACTGTCATCTGCTTTACTACTTGTATTAGTATTAGTCGTATTTGTCTGTTTACTACCGGACCAATCTGAACCTTCGCTTTCAACCTCATCGCCTGTAAGCCAATTATTAATGATATTACTCAATTCGTCATATGACTTAGTTTGAAAGATATTATTAACGTCTGGAATGTTGTCAATCCATTCCTTAGCTTGCTTTGAATTCTTAGAAACAGGTGAAGACTTACGTTTAGGTAATACTTCTGTCTTTGCCCACTGTTGACCAGGTGGCTTTGTACATTTTACCTTTACATCTGTTCCTGTTTTAAGATCTGTGATATCACCATAATCTTCGTCCATCATCAAGGAAAGTAATGCTTGATATACCAATTTACCAAATGACCAGATTCTGACGCCTTCAGATTCTTCGCCACGAACAATTACTGGTGCGTAAACGCGCATTTTTGGATACAACTTCTTTGCCATTTCATAGCTTTCTTTTGTTCCTTCGCTGCGCAATTTATCAATCAACTCTTGAATTGGATCGCGCTTTCCAAATTGGCTAGGTGCCAATAGTCCACGTTGACCAGGGATGTTGTAGTAGAACATCAATTCTTTAAATGGTTGACCGTCATTATCTGGAAATGAAAGAAGTCGAACTTCATATTCTTGCCCTTCTTCTGGCTTCCACATTACGTTTCTAGAAGTGGTGTTACCACTAAGTCTTTCAAGTTTTCGTTTAATAGCATCAAAATCTAGTGCCATGTTTTCTCCTTTTTAATGTTTAACTTGTAATGTCCAAAATCTAAATGATTAAGTGAACATTAGATAATACTATGTCAAGAGAAGATTTATCAAATTATTTTATTTTTTTCTTCTTTTTTTTGGAGAGTCTGCTAGTTTATTGTAGGGATACGATTTTGTTATATTAAATCTTTGCCGCTTTCTTCGCTGCGCTGGTGTTTCAGGCTTACCTTTCGCTGTATAACCAATCGGAACTGCGGGTCCGCCACCGCCGGCAGCTGCTCCTGAGAATTCATCTAGAGATTCACTATCTTCTTCTAAAGAGTCAACATTGCTATCTCTTTTTTGTTTTTGGTTAGATAGCTTGGACATCATATTATTAATCTTATCTGCGTAGTCAAATTCAGAAATATTATCTAATGTTTCAATTAAACAGTATTTACCATTTCTATACACACGGCATTCTAACACCATATCTTCCATATCATACTCTTCTTCTTCTTTGTCGCCTAAGTCTCTGTAACTAATATCTTCATCATACTCATAGTTTCCAACATTATATTGCATTCTTTGTGATATTACACTGTCTGCGTTTGATGTTGGTCCCATTAAGTCAATAGATTTAATGTGTCTTCCTTGTGGTTCTCTTCCAGATCGAAAAGACCCGATACCTATTTCGTTTATTTTTCTTTTTTTCATATCTATAACTATTTATAAAGCAAGTTAAATTCTACAGGAATTGAGATATTAGAATGTGGCTCTGTTATAATTTTAATTTTTAAAATTTCTTCTAGCTGATCTTTATTACATTGAAACGTCATGCTGTCGTGAATAAAATAAGATGGTTGGACATTGTTATCCTGACAGAACTTTACAAAAGCTAGCGAGCAGTAATCAACAGCAGACGATTGAATGTAATAATTAATTAAATTGTTGTCGTTTGTTATTGGTCTTCCGTAATAATTTAAAAAGAAACCTTTCTTATCATAATCATTCTGTAGCTTTTCTTTAAGCACATCTAGACCTAGGTCACGTTTTATTGTCAAAACTTTATTTTTAGATATTCTCATTATCTTTGATATTGTGTTTTCATTGGCACCGTATATCATTGATAATATTCCTCTTTTAATATAGTCTCTATTTTTCATCTCAATATTATATTTTTCGCACAACCACAAATAGACGTCGTCACTATCAATGTTAAAATTATTAGATTTAAGATAAAAGAAAGGTTCACAAGATTTAAAATCAACTTCTACCAAGCACATTTCTTTGTTTACTGGTTGTATATTCTGTCTCTTATCTTTTTTTAGTGTTAGAAAATTAAAACCTTTTGTGATACTCGTTCTACCTGTTACGCCGGCATGATTATATACTGGCGTTTCTAAAACATTGCCATCGAGCATTACCTTGCTTAATTTTTTGTAACACTGAATTCTTATAGGAAAAATTACTGTGTGATAGTCTGTTATTAATTTTAAGCTCTCTTCTATTTTGTTTCTTAAATAAACACCGTATTCTGATGACTTTTTATTACCTAAGAGAATCTTAAAATTTAAACTACCAGATGAATTTAGAACGCTTAATTCAGGATAATATTCAACTATTGTTTTTATATTATCTAGATTCGATAATCTTCTTATTAATGAAAGTGTTTCTATATCTAGACTAATGTTTGAATCTTTATTAAAGACAATACCATGTCTTTTACCTGATAGTGAGTGATCGCCACTAATGTTAAGCGATTTAATTTTGTTATTAACTAATTCCATATACAATTATTAGGATAAATTTTTAAAATTTACAATGATAATTGGAAAATTTATCCTGTTCCAGTTGTGGTTTTTGACTCAGAAGGTGCAAAAGTTTTACTTATGTTTTTAGCAAAACCTTCAACCGCACCCATATTTGGAGGCACTAGATCTAAAGTAGTACTAAAATCTCCTGCTCTAATAGTGTGCGTTACATTCTTAACTGTGTATATATTGTCTAGACTAGTGTTGGTGCCAAAGTCTATAAATATAGTGTTTCCTCTACCAATCATGGGCATGCCCATTAGTGTACAACTTACTGTGTTTGGAAACATCGTAACTGATTCAAAATTAGTTTCATTATTAATTCCGCTAACTTGTGCGTTTTTAAGATTACCGTAACTCTCAACCATTAAAATATTTGCCATCTCTCCAGAAGTGTTTGCGCTAACTGAAAGATTTCTTACAGTAGATCCGGCAGAGCCATAAATTATAGTCGGATATGTTCTTTTAATGTACTGTTTCGCTTGATTAAAATTTAAACTTTTAGCTAAGCCATGGATGCTTTTTTTTGTATCATCACCCTCGATAATCATACCTGTAGTACCTTCAGTTACTGTGCTCATTAAAGTGTTTTCTGCTGGTGACATCACAGTTTCTTCATCATATATGTGAAGCCTTAAGATGGTTTTATTGTTGAGTAAACCATTACTATCATCATTAGACGGCGCAATCTCATTTACAAATCTTTGTAGTGGTCCTGGTAATTCTGATCCAGAGTTCACGTCTATAGCATCTACAACTTCAAAGTCTAGCGATATATTAGGTCTAACAAACTTATCTAGTGCTGGAAACAAAGTAGATAGACCATCACTTGTGTATATGCTTTTTAATTTCTTTCCAAGTTCTTCTCTCAACCCTAAGGCTCTCTGTCTTTTTTTCTCAGCTAATAACTGTTTTAACCTTTTAAAAAGTCGTCCTTTATATTTTGTACTTTTTGCACTAAAGTCACCTGTATCTAGAGACTTTTTGTTAGAATAGTTTATAACTTTATTGTCAAAATAATTATCAAAAATTAAATAGTCAGTATTGGGTTCTACCGCCGGAGTTTTAATTAAACCAACGCCATAGGTATCAGCATCTTCAGCGGTAGACATCACAGCTTCAGTACCTGGATCTGGTGAAAAGCCGTATGAGAAGTTATTTTCAGCGCAACATTCATTTAAAACAACAAGTAATTGATCTAGCTCTTCTTTACTATCAAAGTCGTCTTCATGTTTGACATCATATATGTTATAAACTTCTAGATTTTTATCTTTAACTATCTTTTCAAGTATTGAAAAAGCTCTTTTAACTGAAATATTTGAACTCTTCTTTACTGCATCTTGAACTTCAGATCTGATTTTAGATATAGGTATTGGAAGACTAGCTGTTGTGTGTACTCTTGCACCACCAGATTGATGATTAAGAGGATAAAAAATCATTTGTACTTCGTCGTATAAGCACGTCGCTGCTAGAGGAAACCCTACTAAGTTTGCTATTGCCTTGCCTAACGTTACGTGGTCTGAGACATTTCGTTTACTTTTCTTTATTCCATCATTAAATAAAAACCTAGCTTTTTGAACTGCTGGTGTACTTATTAAAAAATCATCTAGTAAGTCATCTTTTCCTAAGATAGACTTTTGTAAGTTGCTTTCGTATATGACAGCTGAGATAAAAGGATCAGCGATATCTGGGTCTTCAAAAGCTTTAATTTTACCATATAATCTTTGGAGCATGGTTTCTTTTGTGTCTTCTTGGAACAAACCCGCCTCTTCGAGACGTTCAAATACTTTTAATCCTAAACTACCTTTTCCTAACTCATTGTTTTTAATCTCAGTTCTTCTTATTCTTTTAAAAGCGCCATCTGTGATAGACTCAAGTTCAAAGACATACTTTAGTGCATTTATTGACTTTTCATCACCACTGTTTAACGCGTTCATTATTAGTCTATACGAACTCCAAGATAACGAATTTAAAGTGCTTCTTGATGCGCGCGCATTCATTTTTAGCTTTTGTCGTACTTCAGGAGCTTTTACACCTAAACCTCGCTCAGCAACTTCTAATTTTTTTCTTAAATCATCATTAACTTTATCTATATACTCACTAAAAACATTTAAAGGTACTTCAGGTCCAGCACCACAATGCACACGTTCAGTCTGCCTAAAACCGTAAGCAGCTAAACCAATATTAATGCCAACAGCACCACCTTCAGAAAAATCATAATCACACTTGACAACTTGATAAACAGATCTTTCTTTTAATGCGTTTAAGTATTTTCCTATTGTATTATTAGATCCTGGTCCACCATCTGGATGATTCCACCCATACTCAATTAATATTCTTGTTGTTGCAAATTGTGAACTTGAAACTAAAGGTGCTAAATCTCGCAGACGACTTCTATCATGTAGTGTTAATTTAAGCGATGCTTTTTTAGATGCCATAATACCGTAACCTGCACCAGTAATGCTTACGTTTAAACTGTCTAACGACAAAAACGGCATAATCGGTTCTAAGATAGGGTCATCATTAATTCCACCACCAATAAGGCTTTTAATTCTATCGCCCGAACCAATTTCACCAGAGGCACTACCACCATTTATATTAGCGTTGGCTAAGGTTTGTGGTGAAGTAAAAATATCCATATAAGATATGTCGACATTTTCTGTTGCTTTTCTTTCATCTTCTTTCATTGATGTGTTAACTGGACTTAGATCACCAAACCCTACTGAATCATCTAAGACATATCCACGCCCTTCAACTTCTTTTGTAAACCTCATAAAAGCTACATTATTTAATCTACTAGGACTAGTTTTGTTTCCGTTTTGGTCTACTGAATAGTTTTCTGTTAAAACTCTAACATCTAAGTAAGGAACGCATCTTGACATCTCAATTGGAGGTATTGCATTAAAAAATATAGGTAGGTGATCTTTCCCTTTTGAAGCATTACTTGCCTTGGGATGTTGCATCACTAGCGCACCAAGGGAAGGACTATTAAATCTGTCAGGCACACCTTTTACAGTTTTGTTGACCTCAACTGCATTAAATTTTGAATCATCAACAGCAACACCAACGGAATGCATTACTGGCTTTTTCTTATCTTTGTCCTCATATTGTAGTTCATCTACTAACTTTCCAGTTTTCTCATCTTTTACTTGTTTTTTAGCCTGTTCAGAAATAATTCCTTTAACATTATAATAATAAAGACAATCATTTATTGTTTGTTGTTTATTCCTAGGATCTGTGTTAGTTTCATCTTGTGTTGGATCGAAACCTCTCATTGCAGACACAAAACACGACTTAGAAGAGCCTAGACCTTCAGGGTAACTGCCTGGTACAAATGTCATGACTTTTCTTGGAAAATTATCATCAGCACTAACTTCTTTAATAGACTTAGTTTCTCCACTAACATCAAAAATAGCACTATTTTTCAGAGTAGAAACAGAATCTGCGCCAAGCAAATCTTTAAAAAGATAAGTACCTGTTGTCCTATCTAGTACTCTAGGTGCTAAATCTTTTAAAAACTTATCAAGATTTTTTTCTGCAGGTGATAAAACAATAGGCTCTATGGCTTTGTTTGTGAGGCTAAACTCGCTCTGTGCTTTTTCTGCAAAAAGCCATATATCGTTTTGAGACAGCCCTAAAATGTAACCATCAAACTCTGCAACAGCATCTTTGAGTAATTCATAACTAAGATTGTAGTTTCCAATTTTATCGTATTTTGAACTACTCAAACTAACACTCCTAATACATCAGCAATACTATTTGGGACTCTAATAACTGTACCTGGTGGTACTTGCAGTGCGTATCCTATTCCACTTGATGCAGCTAGAACCCACCAAAAAGAAGAATCACCATAATATATACCTGCAAGGTAGTCCAATCTTTCACCTTCTTCTAGTACATGAACACTATAGTTTATTCTTTGATCTTCAACAGCTCTAAAAATTTTAGGTGAAGCATTTGAAATACTAATAAGATTTTGACCTAAGCTATTTTTTAGGTTTGTTGAAAAAGAATATCTAGATAGAGCCATTATTTACCTCACTTGTTGTTTTTGCCTGTAGAACGTGCTGCGTAACCGCCTTCTTTTCTAAAATTAAATTCTGCTTGTTTTCCGTCATCGCCATAAACATCTCCTGATACGTTCCTCATAACTTCGCCTACGTTATACAACGGTGCTTTATTATAGCCACTATGGTCTAATCCTGGAGGTATATCGTGAATAACGTCGAAACTAAAGGTTATTTTGCAACCCATAGGTGCTCTAGCGTTAAAATCTGTTTCCCATCCAAAATTATCATCAAGCCAATTAAAATTAATTGCCCCCATTGTACCTGCAAGACCTCTACCCCTTGTTGACTCCATCGCTTTAACAAAAGGATTGACAGCAGAGTCCATAAAGAGTCCTGTGTCTGACATGTATAAAGACCTAACCAGATCTGTAATTTCATTAGGTATCCCGTAGCCTTGTGCAGCTTCTGATGTGTATCTATCTGCAATTAAGTCTACGACACCAGCTGGGTCTGTTGCAAATAATGTTGCGCCAACAATGCTGTTTGTAAACAATGCTTTTGGGTCGGGCAGTATATCATGATGAGCAACTATTAAATGTTTTCTGTTTCCAATCGAGCCTAATTCTAAAGGTGCATTTCCATCTACTACTTTTGCTCTATAACCGATAACATCTGGAGGTAAACCAGGTAGACCTGAACCCTTATCAGTAATAACAACTTTAAGTCTTCTTGGTAGAAGATATTTTTTACCATTTTCTTCACAATAGTAACCATTAACTACATTAGGTTTTAAAAACATCTGCCTGAGTTCAGCAACTGCTGTTTGATATCCACCGGCGATGCCGTCACCAGTGTTTGGATTAATAAGACTACTTTCGTTAATCTGTCTTTGCAATTTACCAACAGGAGTGGTAAGTGAAGTAACGTCATTTACGAGCCCAGGATCTCTTAATTGTCTAATAATACCACCAACTGCCAACGGATTTGCAAAACCGTTAACAAGTATGTTTGATAGTAATTGAATTGATGCTCCACGAGCATACTTCATGGCAATTTTTCCTGCCTGATTGTCAACCTGTCCTGCTGAGTTAAAGGCTGCGTTAACTATAGAATGAGGGCTACCAAAAGCGCCAAGCCAAACTTTTAAAAGAACCTCTTGTACACCTTTCCAGTTTACGTCTTTTTTAACTTTGCCGCCTTTAGATTCTGCTGTTGCTTTTGCTCTATCTTCACCACCGCTGCGTATGCCTGTTGTAGCTTTAACATTAGAATCACCAATACCAAAAGTTCTAGCCAATGCAAACCTTGAATAATTAGATTTGATAACGTCACCTACTCTTAAACGAACTATCGGTGACGCACCAATTACTTGACTAAAAGGCATGTAAAACTTTCCGCCTGTTACACCTGTTTTGTCATTTGAGACTAGTGAGCCAGGCGTCCATTGTGGGTATAATAGTGTCACTAATTTGTTAATCTTATACCACATTGTATCAAAATCTTCCCTATTTGTTGCCATTAATGTAAAACCAACTTGTAGGCTTCTTTTTGTGCTTTTGTATATCTGAACAGAATCCATTCTACCATAACCATCCACAGCGTTATAAGATGGAGTAATTGTATCCGAGAGACTGTCTAGAAAAGCATGAAAAGAGATTATCTCATTAGTTCTTAAATCTTGTATGTAAAATGGAACGTACTCTGCGTCTAACTGATCTTCTATAATTTTTACAACTTCGTTAGGGATTCTATTATAAGAACCATCAACATCAATTCCTGTGTAAGTATTTTTAACTAACTTAGATCCAAACATACCACGAACAGGGCTTTCTCCACGATATGAGTTGTTTAAGTGAGAAGCAGCTCTAATAATATTAGCAGGTAACAAATACATAGAAGGAGTTGCATCCTGACTCCAACTTACCTCATTCTTGTTTAAACCAAACTTCTTTCTAGACTTGTGCACCGCTCTATTATCAGGAATTGAATCTATATCTCGTGGGTGTTTAAAATCGGTGTCGTCAGTTTTAACACCTGCTGTAGATTGTAGACTTACATCTCCAATAATCGCCATGACATTAAAAAAGCTTATAAATTTATTTTTAATAATCAAGTCTCTATAAACAAAAAACAAATCTTCAGTTGTTAGAGGTTCATCAAGCGCTCCATACCTACCTGCAACGTCCGAATATGTTTTAAGGACTGATCGCGAAATGGCTAACCAATACCCAGGAGATTCTGCTAATACTCTGTTTTTTATAATTTTTTCTTCGTCATTCGAATCTTTATCAGGACCCAGAATAATTTCTAATCCTCTATCTACACAGTCACCAAACGGAAAAGTGGTGTTTGTTAAAATGTTTGTAAAGATATGATTGTCTATTTTTAACGACGCCAGTTTTCTAGACTTGCCTAACATGTAAAGACCAATGTCAACTTTTGCGTTTTCTTCTAAGTAAGCCTCAGTCTCACTAGTTAAATCGACTCTATCAGTTTCACGTAACTGCTGCATAAAATTATCAAAAAAGCCTTTAGCAATTTTTTTCAAAGCAATAAGAGATATTGCAGCCTGTATTTTGTGAAGCTTGAGAGACTTACCGGTAAACCTAAATATATCGTTATATGTTGATCCAAAACTTTGATTACTATTAGATATAACTGAATCATCACTGTCTCGTTCTATTGCTTCGCCTCTATCAGCTCTAGCTGATTCACCAGAGATATTAGTAGGAAAGCCTTTAGCGTTTTTACTTCTAAGTTTACTGAAATTAACTCTGTCAAACCCAGAGTTCTTGTCTATATTGTTGTTTATATCTAAAGAAGAAATACCTCTACTAACATCCTCAACATTCCCAGACTCAAAAGGATTATCGCCACTGTCAAAGCCTGATGATTTGTACAGTAAGGACGCACCTAATTTTTTAAGTTCATCAATACTTACTACGTTATTTTCTTGGTCGTAAGCACCAAAATTGTTTTGGATATTTAAAGTACCTCTGTTATGAGTTTTTTCAGATGACTCAAAGTCTCTGACTGACTGGGGTTTGTTCGTAAAAGACGTCTTATTTTCATCTCCTACGTTTGCAAACCTATTGTTTTGCAGAAACATTCTTTGTGTTGCTTGTACTATGTCGTTATCAACACCATTTGGGTTTGTTAGCGTTTTTCCAGACTTACTTAAGGTATTGCCTTCGATATCTTTTAATTTGTTATGATTGTTAAAGTTTTTACTTGTTTTATCTATTAAATCACTTAACGGTGTCCCCGAATCATCAAACCTTCCGCTATTACTATTTTCATTAAGTTTGGATTTTAACACTGTACCTTGAGGTATAAAAACTGTTTCTGTTCCTGAAGAATCAGCTAGTTGTAAACTATCTCCTCGTGAAGTTGAAGAGGCTAGAGCGTTACCAGTTTTAAATTTATGAACATTAGAAGAATCATCAACAATAAACTTTAAATACTCACCTAGTAAACCTCTGGTGTCATCTAAAAGGTCTAAGAGTTCTTCTCCAGTCCCTGGCTCCACGCCTAAGCCGCTAGGTTTGTCACCTCTTGTAATAGATATCATATCTTCCGTAGAACCTTTTTGGGTTAGAAAGTCTTTTAAAGTTTCTCTTGACAATTTTACTCCCTTATGTTTTCTAGTATCATTTTTTTAAACTTATCTAGATCTTCTTTTGTATTTAAAACTGCGTCATGAGCCTTTAATAAAAATTTAAAGTTATTCAAAAGATCCAAAACATAAGTATCTATTTCCTTAATCTCATCTTCACTTAAATTAAACTTCGCAACATGTTCATATATTTCTTTTTTAATTTCTTCTTGTAAGTTCATTGGTCCGGCCTTATTGCAAAAGTACCTTTCTTTTCTTGCAATATATTAAATAACTGTGTTGCCATCATTTGATCATTTAGTTGGAACGTAACATTTATGTTTTTATCTTCTTTCATAGCGTCAATTAAACCAGTAACATCAGTTTGCATACTCTCTTGGTTAACAGCTAGTTCCATCGTTTTATTTTCAATCTGGGCATGTCTTTCACTTTGCTTGTTTGCAGATTCGTTTACTTGCGTAATTACTTGCTGACCTTTCTCATCAGTTGCAACTTTTACTTCACCTTTCACATTTAAGTCTCCTGATGATAGAGCTTCTATACCAACAAATTCTAACCCTGTATTCACAGTTTCTGCTGCAAAATTAGCTGTCATTTCTCCAAGTGCTTTAAATGCTGGTGCTAACTTAGTTCTAAACGTCTCAATTCCAGCAAAATCCAAGGCCAGCATTTTTCTTGCACTTTCTATAGCATCCGGAGGTAACTGAAAATTCTGGAATTCACCAGGTATTAATCCCGACTCTTTTCTAACTTTTGCTATATCTTCCGCAATAGAACTGGTATACCTTGCTTGATTTCTTAAAGACTCTTCAAATTCTGCAGCGCCTCTATAAGAACCTTCGTAAGCACCACCAAACTTATCAATTGCTGTTGCCATTCCGTCCATTGTTTTTGCAGAATCTGTCGCTGCTTCCATCGCAACCTGATCAGGTTGAATTCCTGTGTCCATAAATTGTCGCATCTGTTCAATAGACTCTAGTCCTAATTGATCAGTCAAAGCTCTTTGTCGTGTCTTAGACATGTTTTCAACATCTAAACCAGCATCTAAAATTTCTTCTCTCATTCTAAAAAGAAACTCTTCTTGATCTTCATTTGCAAGATATGTCATCTCCATAGCATCCATTTGAATACCGAAGAGTGCAGATAGATCGCCCATTTTCTCAGCTGCGCTATCAAAATTCATAAATTGGCTAGTCATGCTTTTAAAAGTCTGAAAGTCTAATCCTAATTGATTTAAAGATGTGGCTATTCTACCGGCTGAGTCAACTCCAATATCACCAAACAATTTTGTATCTTGCATAATATCCAAGATATCAGACTTTAAGTCATTAGCTGAAGCACCAGTCTGCTCTGAAAGCGCGACTGATACACTAGCAATGTCCTCAAATATTTTAGATGAAGCTTCACCAGTAAATGCATATTCACGCCTTAAAATGTTACCCATTGTCCTCGAGTCAACACCCATTCTTTTTCTGATGACTGCTATTCGTTCCATCTCAGCGTCACCTTGTTCTTGTAAAGATTGTGCCAAAGTGAAGTTTGTGTCTGCAACGTCAATCATTACTTCAGAAAACATTTTTGCAGGTTCGAGTGGGTCCTGAAAAAGTTCAAGTAGCGCATTTTTACCAGCCATCGCGCCGGACTTAATTTCTAAAGCAGACTCTTTACCTGCAGAACCTACTTGACCTAGGTGGAGTTGAGCGTCTAGTGCTTGACCTGCTAATCCACCAATTGCCTCACCAGCAGCAAATGCTTCAAATGTCACACCGCCAAAACTTTCTTGAATCTGTCTAAAATAAGATATTTCTTCATCAAGTTCCTTGTTAAGACTAGCAGCACCATCGAGATACATCTTGGTTGACTCACCTAGCATCTTCATTACACCGCCGGCAAATCCAGTGAACGTACCAGAAGCCCGCTTAAGGGATTTTATTGTTTCTTCACGTTGCGTTTTTGCGGCAGCTGTTGTTGCGTCATCGTCTAAGCTAGGTAAAGTTGGTGAAATATCTGGCGTTGGTGATCCGCTATCGTCTGTAGGTGGGCGTGGGCTACTTGGTGTACTACCACCGCCTGTTCCAGATCGAGAAGACGCAAAACCTGCCGCAATAGCTCCGGTAATTGCTGCTTCTAATTTATCTTGATCAAATTCTGCCATAGATTACTCACTTTTACATAATTATCTATGTTCGATACTTACTTTTTACTTGAGATTGAAACTGAGATAACTTTTCTAAATTAGAATGATTATTACCTTTTGGTGTACTGCTTTTCTTCGCATCGTCGTATGCTTCATTCTTTTCATTAAAATGTTTCACTAGTCTAGACAGAAACCAACGGCGGTAGCGTATTGGTAACTGGTGCACCTCTGAATAAGACATGTTGAGGTGGAGTTGGAGAGCAAAGAATTCTTCGAGTATATTTTCTCTCCAACTATATACTGGGCCAAAAAAACTCAGGGGTTATGGGGAGATTGATATTATTATCATGCCCACACTGACTGCAGTTATAATTCCACGTCATATCGATACCTGGTTCGGATCTTTTGATGTGCTGCCTTAACTTTCTACTATCTAGAGCTGGCATATTCATAACAAAATGTTTTATCTTATTTTTATCTGTAACACCATCAATAGAAATAATAGCGTTTTCTAAATAACCCGTTACAGGATTATCATAGTGTATTCCTGCTTTTTTGAGTCTTTTCTCAATTAAAGCAATTTCTTTTTGATCGTGACCATTTAAGAACTTAAAATTAACTTTTTTATTTGTAACGGGAAGAACAAATTCGAAAATATTTCTACCCAATTCAACTGGATCTTCTGTCAATCTTTTAATTTCAAGTTGTGATAAGTTAACATTAATCTGGTTGTTTTCACCGCAGTTAGTACAAGAATGTGCAACTTTATAGTCTGAGCCATAACCAGTAATTCTAATTGAAACCATTAGTGCGTTTTTGTCACCAGTGATTAACTCATTAACATCAATTGATTTTTCAATTAAACAAGATTGAATTAATTTTTCAACAACTAAATTTTCTTTTATATACGCTTGACTGGTTAAAATGTCTTCTTCTTTGGCAGTCATAGCTTTTATTTGTAAAACTTCAGTATTATATAATAAACTATCAGGAGAATAAATAACCCCTCTTGATGGTAAGGGTACACTCTCAACAGGTACTTCCCACCCAAATTCATCTTTCATAACATTACTTGTTGGCATTCCTTCATTCATTTGCTGTTCTCCATAATTAAAAAAGCTTCTGTACATTGTACAGAAGCTGTTCTATAACGTAAATAAATATGTTAAGTATTAGAATTGAAGTACGCAGTTGTCAACTTCTAAGTTAAGGCTTATCTTCATAATACCGTCATTCTCGTACCCTAACGAACCAAAGTCAGCACTAGTAATTAATGCACCTTTAATATCCCAAAGTTCAACAACAGTACCTACCGGGTCTAACATCTTTAGCTGTAAATCGCGCTTTAAAAAATCAGTGTAACCTGCCCGGCCAGAAACAGACTCATAGTGCGTTCTAATCCACTCCATTACTTGTTGTGCGCCAGAAGGAGCAATAGGGTCATGTAGCTCTACTGAAATACCACCAAACACACCTTTTCCGTTTGAAATTTGTCGGTAGCTATTAATAAACTTTATTTGTGAGTTACCAATATTAATTGTGGGTCGCTTAGTTGCATTAACTAAAAATGAATCGATACCTTCAATTGCTAGAACCCAGCGATAATCTCTTTTTGGTTCAAACTTATTTGGTAACATATCTGTGACTGAAAGTGTTTCTGCCATTATAATCTCCTTAATCTATATTATATATCTGCTCACTAAATATTTGAACCTGCATTTGTTACAACAAAATCTAGTGCTACAAACTCAACTGAACGTGTGGGCTGAATAAATATCTTACCACGTATTGTATTATTTTCTACATCTGCTTGTGTCGTTGTTGAAGTATCAATAACAGCTTTGTACCTATCAATACCACTTTGTTCTTGAACTCTTTGAAGAATTGGATTGACTAAAGATGTAAATTTTTCTAAAGTTTCTACTCTATTAGGTTCAAATAGAAGAGAATTAGCTACATTCCTAACTTTTCTTCTTATACTAATTAAAAGTCTTCTCACATTAATTCTGTCTAACGCAGAGTTAGCAACTTGTAGTGTTTTCTGTCCCCATATTGTGACACCAGTTCCAGGAAAAGCTGTTATTGGATTAATGTCTGCTTCGTATAAATCATCTAAATTAGATCTATTAAGTCTGACAGAAGCCATTTCTACACTATTTAGAGCGCCTCTCGCAAATCCTGCAGGTGCAAACCATGGATGAGCAACTCTATCATTTAATGAATATGCACCTAAAACTGCAACAGAAGGTGGAACTTGAACCAGTGTGTTTGTACTTGGATCTTTAACAATTACATCTGGAAAATAAGCTGCTGCAAAAGAACTGTCGAGCGCTCGGTTCTTAAAAGATGTCACTGTGTTTGCAACATGAGGCTTTTGGACTGAAGAAGTGATGACAGTGTTGACTTGATCCCTTTCTTCGATATCCATTATGTAAATTGCATCAAATCTATCTTCTATTTTCTGTATTGCAAAGTCTGTAACAGATGAATGTCTAATGCCCGGCACAGCCAATACTTGGATATCTACATCTGTTTTTGAGTTCATAACTTCAACAGCTTTTCTATATGCTGAGACAGTATTGTTTGCTACGCTAGCGCTACCTTCGTCATTAGTCACCTCACGATAAACGGCAGTGTTTGTTAGCTTTGATTTTTCTTCATCAAACATATTAACACCATCAAATCCACCTTGCGCTATAAATGTAAATTTAGCAAACTTAGTATTGCTAACCTTACCTAAGTCATCAACAGAAAATGCCCTTGTCTTATTTGTTGCGTTTGCCGTAACGCCTGATCTTTGGTATGATGCACTTAGCCAGTATTCAGGATCAGCAAGAGTATCTGAACCGGTTCGCACAAGCACATTTTCCAGAGTAAATTTATTATTGTTAAATCGATCACAGTCTAGAACTGTACCTCCTATATCAGCTGCACCTGGATTATTTCCGACTGAGAAATTAGGATGACCTATTCTATGGTTTGGAAAATGTTTTGTGTATGTGTTAAATGATTTATCAAATAGGCTAGGTAAGTTAGGTTGTGTCGCGCTGGTTTGTCTTACTGTGTTAACACCCCAGAAAAATCTACCATCAACTTTTTTACTTAAACCGGTACCTACTGAAACAGTTCTCCGATAAGGAATAGGTAATTCGACCAATGATTGAACTGCAGTTGAAACTGTGTATAATGAATCTTTTTCGTTTGACAATAGTGAACCACTCGTTACAAGATGATCAGGCCCTCTGAATCCCATAGGAAGCGCCGATTTATCTATATTACCGCTTTCAATGTCATCATGCATTTCCACTCTGATATAGCGTGATCTTACTGGGTGGTTTCCATCAACAATTAATTTTTGACTAGATTTAGCAACATCAAAGTTGTAAAAAATATGTTGATCACCAACAACTCTACCTATATATCTATCTGAACCTCTGTTGAGACTTAAGCCTCGAAATGATTCTAAGACTTTAGGTTCTTCATCAGTGTCGTCAAATCCTCTAACTAACAAGTCAAATGTACCAAAGTCTGATGTACTAGAAGACGACTTTCTAATGTTTTCAATCGAAAACTTATATTTGTCAGATACACCGGCACCTGCTGAGAGAAGATGAATTCTAAATAAACTTTTTGGTGAATTTCCAAAAGCTTGTGATATTACAAAAGGTGTCTTTGCATGAGAGAATCTATCTGAAAAATCTTCATAAATAGGTTTGTTAGCAGCAGTTGCCCCTCTTGCGACAGATGATGTTAAGAGAAGCGCAATGTCTTCATGACTAGTTGTTCCAGAATACCTTCCTGTTTTTATAGTACCACTTCCTGTGACCGCAGCCAAGTCTGGGTATATATCATAGTGGCCATAGAGCAAGTGACCTTCTTCTTCAATTTTATATGGGTTGGTATTAAACACATTTGCAAAATAATTAGGTGCTGTCATGTCAAAAGATGCTGTAATATGTGTTTTCTTGCTTTGATCACTATTGTTATAACCATTCATTAGCATAACAAACTCTTGAGTTGCTGTATTTAGTGAACCGGTTAATGAACCTTTTCTTCCCATAACAACATTATTTGATGATCTTGCGGTTGTACCTTTTGTTGGCGGTTGCGATCTTTGCCCGTGGTTCCCGCTTAAGTGAAGAATAACACCACTTGGTGCAAGGAGAACACCACGTAGGATTGGAACAGACTGGTTTTGTATTGTTCCTCCAGTGAATGCTGCTTCTAACAAAAGAGCGTCCTCAAATCCTGTCACAGCAGCTAGAACATTTGCAACGTTACCTCTTGGCCCTGGTGCATCCATTGTTAATGTAATTTTAGAACTAGATGTACCAGTGCTTGCTGTAATACCCGGTATTTTAAACTCAAATCCACTATCGCTATGGTCGTTATTACCATACTTGTACTGAGATCCAGGATCGTTTTGGCCGTTAATTGCTAAAATAAGTACAGCAGCACCGTCATTATCATCAGCAATTCTTTGTGTCGACACACCATAGGTTCTTGCACCACTGTCAGAATCGATATTTGTTGTGGTGTCAAATAAAACTGTATATACTAGTCCATCTCCACCGGAATCAGCAGGTACTGTTATTGTAAATTTATCACCTGCAGCGATTCCTGCAATATCAATTGCATCTACTAGTGTCGCCGATGTTGGTGCAGCTGTTCCTTGTATTCCTGCTTCACTAAAAACTGTCGACCCATTGGATTCAGACATAAAACAGCCAAGAAAATATGTTCTACCTTCCACAGCAGCAGTAGCAGATTCTGTTGAAAAAGCATTGTCTCCTAGTAATCCGTTTTCTTGTATAATTCTGTTACCAACAGTAAATCCGGCATTTGTAACTTGACCTACATTACTTCTTTGTAATCCATTCCCTACGCCTAAAACTCTCATATACGTGACAGCCTGCGCGTTTGCTAACCACTGGTTAACAGCAATAGGACCAAATTTTTCACCATCAGAATTGCCAAATGTTGTTGTAAAATCACTGAAGTTTGCAAAAGTCAGAGGAACAAAAGCCGGACCTTCTAAAGATGTTCCGATTATACCTGCAGGTATTCCTACTGGACCGGTCCTAGATGGTTGTGACAGGTCTATTTCTCTGGTTTTTACACCCGCTGATTTAAATGTTATTTCTGCCATAAAATTTCTCCGTTTATCTTAATTATTCGAAACTTACACCTGAATTCGTAATAATGAAGTCAATTGCTACAAATTCTACTGCTCGGGTTGGAACTAACACAATTCTACCATTTAATCGATTTTGTTCAATGTCCTCTGAGTTGTTGTTTGAAGAGTCCATTACTATTTTAAATTGATCTATGCCTTGCTGGGTTTGAATTGTTGCAAGTTGTGGTGTCGCTTGGGCAACAAATCTTGCTCGAGTTTGTGGTGTATTTTGTTCAAATATTAATTGATTTGCAATATCAGAAATAATTCGCTTTACTTCAAGAAGCATTCTTCTTACATTAACTCTGTCCAGTGCAGATCGATCTTGTTGTAATGTTTTTTGACCAAATATTACAAAGCCACCATTCGGAAAGTTAGCAATTGGATTGATTTTTGCCTCATACAAAATATTTCTATCGTTTGCATTAAGTCGCACTTCAGAATTTAAAACATTACTAAGTGCACCCCTGTTAAACCCAGCTGGTGCAAACCACGGGTAAGCTACTGAATCATTATAACCTAATGCTTTTAAAGCTGCAATTGAAGATGGTAAAGTAACTGCAGTATTATTAATGTCATCAGCAAAAATCATATCTGGAAAGTAAGTAGCAGCGTAACTATTATCAATAGCTCTTGCTTCAAAAGTCTCAACAGTTTCTTGGACACTTGGTCGAGCTGTTTTAGAAAATATTCTGTTGCTATTATCATCGTAAGAAGGAATATCCATTAAGTATATTGCCTTGCTATAGTCTCTTGTAAGGTCAGCCACAAAATCTGTCACAAATGGATCTTTAATACCTGGTACTGCAACAATATTAACTCTAGTTGCAAGTGGATCAGTTATAATTCTAGCAGCTGATCGGTATGAATTAATAATGTTATTTTCTTTACCAGAACCTGCATTACTGTCAGCATGAAGATTTTGGTGTGTAAAAGTACCATTGCTTACATTTCCTTTACCATTAGCATCAACTGAAGATGCTCTGTCATTCATAAGACGATTATCTTTGTCGAGAATGTTCAATCCATCGAAACCACCGTAAAGTATATTTGTAAACTTTGCATAGTCTGTAAATCGATTAAAGTACTTAGAATTTCTTGCAGCTGCTAGCGTTGCAAAAGTTATTCGTTGTCTGGACCCTACGTCGTCAAGAATTGTATAATTTTTTGTCTCAATTACACCATTACGAATGTAAGCAGCATCCCTCATGTGTGTGTCTGCTGTTCCTGTAATCGCGGCAGCAATACTAGTTTCTATTGTCGACGTCGTTGCAATTTGATTATATAATGCCACTTTTGCTAATGTAAATTTATTATTATTAAACTCATCTGCACCAGAACCGGTTACTAAAGTGTCTAATTTTGAAATTCCTAAAAACTTACTATAACTTTTAATTAGCTCATTTTTTGTCGATGATGCATTAGCTTGAAGTATTGCATCACCAATTGTACCTGTCAGCGGGAGCGTTTCCA